GTTGGAGGCGTCTGAACCGCCAGATCTGACGTCCGGCATACGCCAGCGCGTTGCGGTTCGCCGCGAGATAGCTGGCGAAGAACAGGGCGAGCAGCACCTTCGCGAACTCGCTCGGCTGGAGGGAGAACCCGGCGATCCGTACCCAGATCCGGGCCCCGTTGACCGGTGGGAAGAGGATCGGCAGTGCCAGCAGCGCGAGCGCCGCCACCACCGAGACGTACGCGTACCGCTGGAGCACCCGGTGGTCGCGCAGCAGCGCCACCACCGCGATGAACAGCGCGACGCCGAGCGTCGACCAGTTCAGCTGCGCGGGCGCGGCCTGGTCGGCCGGTGTCTCCAGGTCGAGCCGGTGGATCAGCACCAGTCCCAGGCCGTTGAGGAGCACCGCGATCGGCAGCAGCAGCGGATCGGCGTACGGCGCCCGCAGCCGGACCACCAGATGGGCCAGCAGCGCGAGCACACCGAGCCCGGCGCCGTAGTCGGCGGCGCCGGACGGGACGGTGCCGTATCTGGCCAGACCCACAGCGCAGTAGCCGTACACGGAGAGCAGGACGGCCACGACGGTGAGGGTGAACTCGACGCCTCGGCGCCGGAGCAGGCGTACGGCGGGCGGGCTCCGGCTGCCGCAGCCGAGTTGGCCAGGGACATCATCCCGACCCCGATGACCGCCGTGGCAGGCAGCATGGCCGTGGTCAGGGCGTTGGCCCCGATGGCCGACAGGCCGAGGAACGCCTTCCTGGCCGGGGAGGTGTCCGCGTCAATGCGGATGAACCCCCGGCCGATCAGGCGCCCAATCGCTTCACCCGGCATCCAGAACCACTCCCTGCGCCACGAGCCATGCCTGGCTGGCTTCCTCGGCACCGTGCCACCAGTCCGGTGCTCCGGACTCCTCAGGCGGCAGTTCAGGTGGTATCGGGTGCATCGGGGTGCGCCAGCCGGTCACCCCGAGTTCGTTGTCGAACCGGCGCCGGACATCGGAGGCGTTCTCGGACTCCTCGTAGTCCAGGCGGTTCAGCATCTCCCGGTAGACGATGTTCAGGAACTTGTCGAGGGGGAGGGCAAGAAGGTCGATGGAACGGCCGGTGTACTCTCCGTCGAGTTCGTGCCAGAGACCGGGAGTGGCAGCCCATCCGGCGAGCCGGAGGGCTGTTCGGTAGGGCGCATGCCGTACTCCTCGAACAGCCAGGTGACGATCTGCTCCACCTGGTCCACGTCGATGGGGTTCACCGGGTCGGACATGCGCTTGGTGAACAGGGCCAGGGACTCCGGCATCAGCACCAGTTCCAGCACACCGGAGAACGCCCGAATCTGCTGGTCGATGGTCGGCTGGGACATCTGGGAGAACTCGGCGGCGAAGTTGACCAGTGTCTGCGCCGGGACGGCGGAGACCGCCGTGAACGTGTCCCCGTCGATCTTGAACTGGAGCTGCTTGCGCTCCTTGGAGAAGTCCTTCATGCCGGGTACCGTACGCGGTCCGTCTTCATGATCATCCCGGAGACCCGTGGGCGTGGGTATACGGCGGCCAGCGTCGTTATACGGTAACGATGTGTAAGGATCACATAACTTACTACTACGTACCGTAGGGAACTGCCGAGGCTCCCTTCTGAGGAGCGAACTCCGGCACCCCTCACCGGTCGTACACCGGTCTTCTGTTCGGCATTTGGCCTGGTCAGACCGGGTATACGAAGCGTAGCCGGGCACCGTGGCGGCGCCCGGCCGTATAGCCATACGGGCCGTCAGCGGCGCATCGACGCCTCGCGCAAGGCCCGGAGCATGAAGTTGTTGGCCCGGGTGCCGGGGTGGTTGACCTTCTTGGCGAAGGTGGTCCGGCCGTTGACCTTGAACTCCAGAGCCTGCTTGAACACCGGCTTGATCACGTGCGGCCGGGTGCCGTAGATGACGTACAGCGTCGCCGGATGGTCGCAGGAGACGATGACCCGGCCGTTGACGATCTCGCCCCTGGTGCGCTTCTTCATCTTGCCGGGGGCGTAGCGCTTGGCCCGCCACTCGGTCCGGGACCGCAGGGTCTCCAGCTCGCTGCGGACCGGGCTGCGGCGCACCGGGGAGACCAGGCCGTCGATCGAGGCCCGGTCCAGCTTCAGGTCGATGTTCCGGGCCATGTCAGTTCCTCCCCAGGCTGACCCGCACCGTCAGCTCTCCGCCGACACAGCCGCCTTCCGGGCCCTGCGGGGTCATCTGGTCCACCAGGTAGTCGTAGATGCTCCCGGCGTCCTCCAGGGCGCACAGGGCCACCGAGACGGCCTGTAGCGTCTCGTGGAAGTCGGCTGCCACAACCTGGGCCGTGGCGTCCAGGGCGTCCGTGCTCGGGGACAGCGACTGACCCTGAGGCTGCGGGGCGCACCGGATGACCTGGACCGTGATCGTGCCGACTTCGTAGGGGGCGTTGCAGCCGGAGCCGACCGGCTCCTCCTGCGGTGACGGGAACGACTCGGAGAAGTACACCGGGCCGACCGAGACGGCCAACATCCCGCAGTCGCATTCGTCCCAGGCGATCGCCCCCGGGACCACGCCATACCGGGAGATGGGGTTGGAGAGGCCGGAGAGGACCGCGTCCCGGAGCGCGGCTGCGACGGTGTACCACTTGGCCGACCCGCTGATGATCGTCACGTACCGGCCCTTCTGGGAGTGATGCGGTCCACGCCGTAGACCCGGGACCGGGTCCGCAGGGCCGATGGGTTCTCGGACATCAGGAAGGCGTCCACCAGGTACAGTCCGGTCCGGCCCTTCTCCAGCAGCGTGCCGATGTCCAGCATGCTGATCGTGACCCCTTGGCGGACGAGCTGGGTCACGCCCGGCGGCAGGCGGCAGTCCTCACCGTTCATGGCCCGCAGGAGCTGGCAGGCCATCTCCCCGACCGCCAGGCTCCCGGACGCCGGGACGGCCTGGCCGTAGGACGCGGTCACCGACCAGGTCCCGCTCTGGCCGTCGTCCTTGAGCAGGTCGTTGCACCGGGGCCACGCCCGGCCGTCGGTGCGCACCAGGTACCGGTTGTCGTCCACGCGGTAGCTGGTGGTCGGCAGGGCCGCCCCGTCCACCAGGACCTGGGTCACGGCGGCCACCGGGGACGGGAGTTCGACCTGGGGGACGTGGCCGCAGGAGCAGTGGCCCCGGCAGCTTCCGCACTCGGGGACCACGTAGCCCAGCCAGCCGCCGACGTCGTAGGACGGGCTGATCGAGCTGTAGCTGCTCCAGCTCCAGGGCATCCAGCCGAACGGCCAGGACCCGTAGCAGTCATCGGCACACGGCCGTAGCGTCACCGTGCAGGTCCCGAACCGGCGCCCGGACAGGGCCCACACGATCCGGGTCGCAGCCGTCAGAGCGATACCGGTGAGCGCCGGGCTGTAGGTGTCCACGTCACAGGTCCACTGCACCGGCCAGACGTCGCACGGCCCGAAGTCCGCTCCGGTGACCGCCGGGGAACCCGTGGCCAGCCAGGTCAGTCCCATGGGACACCATCCTCAGGTCGTGGTCCCGTCGGTACAGGTTACGACGGCTCCGGGCCGATGTTCTCCAGCCGCAGACGGAACGGGTACAGCGTGTGGGCGTAGACCGTGCCAGGTGAAGTCCCCTGGTGCATCAGGGCGAACGAGGCTTCCCCGGACCCGTCGATGTTGCCGGAAGCCACGGTGAACATCTCGCCCGTGGTGTACCGGGAGAAGGACGTGGACGGGTACATGGCCGGGTCGCCCTCGCCGGAGGGTGTGGACGTCCCGGAGGTCGCGTACACGGCCGGGGATCCGGCCGAGTCCAGCACGGCCCAGTCCAGGAAGTGGGCCCCGTTGTACATGAAGTTGGGGCACAGCCGGACGCGGTCCCCGGCCGAGGCGGCGATGGACGCCTTCAGCACGGTCCCGCCGGAGGTCTGGACGGCGGTCCAGGCAGCCGCCGACGGCAAGCCGGAGAGGTTGTCGTCGGTGACCCGAACGGTGACGGTCCGGATGGACGAGCCACCCCCTCCGCCTCCTCCGGCGGCCGGGGTGCCGTGGGTGTGGTCGGCCCGGGCGTAGGCCGTGGACGTGCCGACGGCGGACACCTGCCCGGCGGTCGTCTCGGTGACCACAGTCGCGGCCGGGACGGCAGCGATGTACAGGCTGCCGACCGGCGACGGGTCGGTGACCAGGACGTCGGCCAGGACCACGGACGGCACGGCCTTGGGGAGGCTGGCGTACCGGGTCCAGTTGGCGCCCGCACCCCGGCGCATGGTGGCCCGGATCGTGTAGGAGAAGGCCGGGGAAAGACCGGTGGCATCAGTGGCCACCAGGGTGATCGGGTCGAACCGGCCATCCACCACCTGGCGCCGGGCGTAGCCGCCGAAGATCAGGTCGTCCGCAGCGACCGTGGCCAGGTCCGGGGCCACGAAGGTCAGGTAGCCGTTCATCAGGGTGCCGTCCGGCGTGACCAGGGGCACGCCGCCGTCGGTCACCGTGACGGTCTCGACTCCGCCTGGTAGCGGCATGGCAGTCTCCTACGTGGTGATCCGGGCGATGCCGTTGCTGTTCCAGACGATGGTGAACGTCCCGGCCGTCACCGACTGCGCTCCGCCGAAGTAGTTGAAGCAGACCCCCTGGTCGGCAACGGTGCCTGCGGTGATCGTGTCGTCGTAGACCAGGCAGCCGTAGACGTTGGACAGGGTGAGGGCTCCGCCACCCGCCAGGTCGGCCGCGTCGAACATCGCCACACCGGAGGCCGGGGAGGTGAAGGTCTTGGACGTCAGGGTCCGGCCGGTGGCGGTCCAGTTGGTGGCGTCGGTGACTTCGTTGGCCGTGGCCCAGGCTCCGGTGTTGTAGCCGGTGGACGTCACCGAGGCGTCCTTGTTCGGGGTGATCGAGTTGTTGAACAGGGCGGCCTTGACCGTGTCCGAGTCCAGACCGGTGTAGCCGGTGCCGGACACCTGCATCATCTGGAGCGCCCATTCCCGGAACATCGCGCTGCTGGACCAGGCCATGGTCAGTCCCCTCTCACGCCGCTGGCATGCGCCGTGGGTGCGAGTACGGCGCAGTCCTGGCCATCATCCCGGATCGTGAGCACGGCCATGACCGGACGTCCGTCGCCGTCGTACTGGATGTCCTCACTGCCCACGTAGTCCTCTCGCTCGACGGCCCGGACCTCGCAACGCAGACCTGCCGGGACCAGCGGAGCGGTGAGTCCCCGCAGGCCCCGGCAGGCGTGGAACCGGTTGGTCGTGTCCCAGGGTGTGACGTCTGCGGCGTCGCAGTTGGGACACGACCAGAACCGTGGTCCGGGCTGGAGCAGTACGCCCCCGGTCATCTCAGGTCAGCGTGGTCGGGCTGCAAGCAGGCGTAGGCGGTGCCGAGGTGGTGATGGTCCACAGCCAGTGCTCGCCGGTCTGGACCGTCTGCCCGGCCGGGAGCCAGCTCGTCCCGGACCCCGGACCGTCGCCCCAGCCGATAGTGGACACCATGGATGCGGCCTGGGTCTCACCCAGGATCTGGAGCGTGGACCGGTCGTTCTGGATGGTGTAGCTGCCGAGCTTGCCGTTCCCGATGTTCGGCCAGGCGTGGTAGATGTACCGCTGGGCTCCGGTGGACGGGTCGCAGGCGCCGGACCCGGCGACCTGCTGCCAGACCTCCAGGGAGAACCGGTTGGTCGGCACGCCCTCTGCCATGGCGAAGCCGTAGCCCGTGGTCGGCGACGAGCCGACCGTCAGTTCCCGGGCCGTGACCATGAACGCGCTCGCGCTGACGTTGATCTCGCAGAAGTCGATCGTCAGGTTGAATCGCTTGAGTGCGGCGTTGTCCTTCTGGTTGACGCAGATGGTGCCGTCGGCCGTGCGCTGGAAGAACTCGTCGCCTTCCTCGTACTGCGGCTCCATCTGGACCTGGACGAAGCCCTTGGTCACTGCTACCAGGGAGCTGGTGCCGGTGACCGGGCTGCCACAGGTGTCCACCTTGACGATGCGCATGTGCGTGCCCTTGATGGGCGTTGCGCAGTTGGAAACCATGGACGCTCCTTCGGCCAGCTTCCGTTACGTGGGTACGCCCAGGGTGACCAGGGCAGCGAGGTGGCAGCACTCCCAGCCGAGCACGTAGGTGCGCTGGGCGATGAGCCGGTAGGTGTTCTCCGTCCGGTCGAACTGCTGGGCCGCTCCACCGGGGATCTGGATCTCGCCCCGGTAGCCGAACACAGCCCCGGTCGCATACACCCAGGACGAACCGGTGGCCGGAGCCGAGCCGTCCGGTCCGGCTCCGTTGTAGCCGGAGCCGCAGACCACTAGGTTCCCGGCCCGGGTCAGGAGCTGGCCGTTCACGTTCTCCACCAGGTCCCGGCTGGTGAACGTGGGCAGGGCGAAAGGCGACATGTGGATGACGCCCTGGCCGTGGTAGCAGTCCGACAGCCGGTCCTCCAGGACACCGAGGACCACGGCGGCGTCGTCCCCGCCGGTCACGTACTGGCTGGCGGCCGTCTGGAGCACGATCCGGCTGTCCGACGGGTCGATGAGCTGGGCGTTGGACGCCAGGTGGGGCCAGACCGTGGTCTGGGCCGTGGTGCCGGACGCACCGGCCGTGCCGGTCCAGAAGGCCCGTTCCACCTGCCAGTTCTCGACCCGGGACAGGGCCTCTCCGGCAATCGACATGGCGTTGTCCAGGCCGATCGGGGAGCAGTCGAACTCGGCGTACACCGTGAACGAGGTGGCTCCCCGGTTGGTCTGGGTGACGTTGGCCGACAGGGCGGCCTGGGCCGCCGGAGTGCCGCCGGTTCCGGTGACCGCCAGGCACTCGTCGTACACGGTGCCGCCGGTCGGGCAGCGCTCGATCCAGGTGATGCCGTTCCTCCAGTGCGGGCTGGGAGGCGTCGGCTTCTGAGCCGCGTCCCACAGCCCGTACGGGAGGGGTGTGAAGGACGGGCCGTCAACGATGAGCCGGGGTCCGGCCATGTCCGATCACACCCCTTTCCGGTGCTCGGAGGGGTGGGATCAGACGCGGGCCGTGGTGCCGCCGCCGGACGCACCGTTGACCTGGAAGGCCACGGTGTACTTGCGGGCGGCGTGGCCGACCATGGCGACCAGGTGGGCCTCCTCGGCCCAGGCAGCGGTGAAGTCGTTCTCCGCGTTGAGCACCGAGTCCCGGACGACTCCCAGGTCCAGCGTCAGGCCGGTGCCGTGCAGGAAGGTGCCCGCAGCGTAGATCAGGAAGTTCACCGTGGTCGGCCAGGTGGTCATGTTGGACGCGTTGCCGAACTGGCCGGAGCCACGCACCTGGTAGTCGTTGACCCACTGGACACGGACGGCCCGGGACGTGAAGAACCCGTCGATCTGGCTGTCCACGACCGAGTACAGCTCGGTGGAGTCGATGCCCTGCTTGTAGGCCAGGTCCGCCCGGATGACCTCCTTGACCCAGTACGGCAGGACGACCTCCAGGACCGCATCGGTGCGCATGGCGTACCGGGCCCGGTAGTCGGCCGCCGCCAGGGCGACCGCGTTGAAGATGCGCGGTGCGGCCGGGTCGGTGGTGATGGCGCCGATGGTGGTCGCACCACCGGCCGCCGTGTCCATCAGGCCGATCAGGCGTGCGTTGATCGCGTGGGCGTAGGCCATCCGGAGCAGGCGGATGAAGTTCTGGGTCGCCTCGGGGTAGGCCGAGTCCGTCAGGTTGCCCGCCGTGACCGTGAGGCCGTACGCCTCCAGACGGACCTCGCTGAAGGACGGGCACGGCACTCGAAGGGTCGGCTTGTTGACCGAGCCGGTGACGGTGGCCTGGTCGTCGGCCTCGGTCCACAGCCAGGGGTCGGAGGCGTTGCTGAAGCTGAACGCGAACCCGCCGAAGCCGGAGGCCGGGTTGGACCCGACGTTCTGGAAGAACACGTCGCCGATGGCCGGGGAGACCGGGAACTTGATGCCGCCACGGCTGACGCCGACGGTCGGCAGGTCGATCAGGC